CTACTTACTCAAATGCCACAAAATTTGGCGGTCCCAAGGGGATTCGAACCCCTGTTGACGGCGTGACAAGCCGCTGTAATCACCAGGCTATACTATGAGACCAAAATCATTTGTTTTGCTGACGTACTATTTGCTATACTTCAACGGAATTGGTGGCCACACTACCGTTTATTAATACAGTTACTCAGGGTTGACGTTTACCCCATGGCTTACATCAGCAAAACAAATGATACCATACTAAAACACATTAGGGTGTCAATGCCGTTACCACCAGGGTCTTCTCACGGTGCCGTCCACCGATAAGGCATTGTCCACATTACACTTCAACTTAATCCAGCACCATCGGAAGGCTTCTTGTGATTATGGCCAGAGTCAGCACGGCTGCTGATGACACTCTGCCAGTCACCTACTGGAGTTGGTAACCTAATGTGTTTTAGTATGGTACTCGGTACCAGAATCGAACTGGTCTTACGGCCGTGAAAGGGCCGTGTCCTAACCGATAGACGAACCGAGCATTAACTACCACAAATTTTTAAAGAACAAACTCTAGTATACTATACTAAAATCTTTTTGTCAAGCGGAGTGTTGCACGATGACAACACTCCTTTTTTTCTTACTCTTTCAACGGAACATAATTCGGATTACATGGAGCATCTGTATGCTTTCTGTAATTATTAGGCCAATGCCAAAATCTACACAATTTACATTCCATATTTTGTTTCCTTATCAACTAAAGAAACTCTATTCTATCACAACTGGAGATTTTGTCAAGCAGTTTGTTGCTTTTTTGCAACTTTGATTTTTTTCATCAACGCTTGATTCTTTTTCTGAATCTTCCTCCAATTCCAAAATGCTTCGTCAATTTCTTCCTGAAGATTTGCTATCTCAATAGTAAATTTTCTTTTATGAAATTTCAATACAGCTTCCCATGCTTTTTGTTCGCCTTTATGAGCAACATAAGATGGACAACTTTTATTGATTACACTAACATTTCCTTTGTATTCAAAACAATGTGTTCCTGTTTTCCAACCAGTAACTTCAAACACATTATAACCAAAAGCTTTTAAATTCTCAATTTCTTTCTCTGTTATCATTTTGTTTCCTTATCTACTAAAGAAACTCTAGTATAACACAATTGGACAATTTGGCAAATGTAATACTTTAGTTCTCAAGCAGTTTAGTCAACTATTCTGGAGTAGGTGACAGGAGTCGAACCTGCATAAAACAGATTTGCAATCTGCTCCCTAGCCTTTCGGGTCACACCTACACATTATTTCCATCGGATTGGTGTATGGACTATTGGAGTAGCAGGATCTTTGAAATCCTGAAATATATCCCACAGGTGGTTTATTGTAACAAATTTGTATACAAGACCAGCTTCTACACCATGTGCTTCAATTTCCCATGGATGAACCCAATAATCCATCTTATCTGAATCTACTTTTTTACCTTTCCACAAGGTCATTTCATCATTCAATTCACCTTTTATATACTGTTTAACATGGACCATTTCGTGAGCCAATGTAGACAATATATTCCTTGCTCCAATACCTGGATGCAATTCAATTAAAAATTCTCTTGGTTGGTTTTTGGTATTGACTTCTTCAACACCAGCGAGACCATACATATCCATTTTACTGTTAAATCTTATTGCAACATAACAATTTTTTAATATTCTTTTATTTTCAATCAATTCATCTGCATAAAACCTAGCGGCTTCTTCAACATATGGTTTAAAATTTTTATCCGGACAATTAAATACTTTGATTTGCATGAATTCTCCTAAAAATTCTATTGTACAATAAAAAAAGGGGACTATCAAGCCCCCTTTGTTGTTTTCCTGTCACACTTATTTCATAGGACGAAATTTTTCAGGATAATTAAGACGTTCCCATTCTTCATCTGATACAGGCCACCAATTATTCATCATAGGCCTTAATAGAAATCTTCTTAACCATATCTTGGGCTTTAACCATATTTTCTAACCATATTCTTAACATTCCATTTACCAACTCAGCATCTTTAATTTCTACTTTGTCGGCAATTTTAAATTCATGGCTAAAGTTTCTGTCCGCAATCCCCTTATATAGGTATTTATCTTTGATTTCATCATTGCCTTTATCTTCAGCAATGTTACCAGAAACCACCAAAGAATTACCTTTCAATGTCAATTCAATATCAGACTTGGAGAAACCAGCAACAGCCAGTTCAATGACAAATTTGTTATCATCTACTTGTTTGATATTGTATGGTGGATATTTTGGTAGATTCTTAACCGCTAAATGGGCAAGACTCTCTAGGTCATCAAAGAATCCCACAGAAAATGGGTCAAATGATTTTTGAAGCGATTTGATATCTGCTAGTGATAGCATAGTTTTTCTCCTTAAAATAAGCAAGTTAATAAAAATTGATACCCCGAAGGCGTATCTGCTGGTTACTTTATCCAGCGCCAACTACGAGTGGCAGTGAAATCTCCCGGACGCCTTTTTACCGTTAACGTCAAAACAGCCCTAAGGTGGGCCTGTTATTAGTATTTATCCTAGTTTTGTGGCTTTTTTCCAATATTGTATTTCGGAACTAATTGCCACTCATCTTTCTCTTTGTGTGACAAGATTTTAATTTGGCTTAAGAAAATAGGTGGTGGTGTCTCCGTCTGTTCTTTCTTCACAATCTTAATCAAACCCCAATCTTCCAATAGGTTTACAATAGCATTCCTACGGGACAGGTCATTTTCGGTAATATCGGTTGGTTTACCATCTAAAGCAAACAACTCTTTAAAGTGTACCACATAGTACAAACCTTTTTTATGTAGTATATGACAAGACTGAAATAATGTTTTATCTTTCTTGGAGGCAACCCCAATACGTGTTAGGGTCTCTCTCACTTTTAAAAAATCATCTTTTTCCGCTAAGGTCACTTCAACTAAATCTGTAATGTTAATCATGGCTTTTTCACTCCGCCTTTATCTGTTCTTATTTTTATTTCAGCGATTTGTTCAGCCGACAAAAGAAGCAAGGCCTCTTTGGCCTTTTGGTTGGAGTAACCAAAATACTCTTTTATGCACTCCAAGTCCTTGTCGGTACTAGACTTTTGCCAAGGTTGGAATTTACGCTTGACAGGTCTAATACTATTTAGAAGGTACTGGTATTGCATATCCTTATCAATGGAATGATGTTTGTTTACCTCATTGGCATACAAAACACAATCCATATGATAAGAAAGAGCACGATTGACCATAAAAGGAGAATACTCCTTCACGTCCACATCGTCACGGAGATAATTAACTTTAGTTTGTAAGATAGACGGAACTATCTCTTTGAATAAGTCTGCCATGATTACTCCTTGAAAGAGCAATCAACCATAATCTCGGTCAAACAGGCAATCAAATTGATTTCAGCATCTGCCACAAAGGCAGCCTGATATTGGTACTTGGCCAATATAAGAACCATAGGAGGTACGGAGTTAGGTTGTAACGCCTCATATAGTTTGTCATAGAGTGTTCTAAAGATTCGTGCAGGATCGTTATCCAAGTTACTGGTGACCCATTTACGACAGTTAGCAAAGTCTTTTGTTTTAAGAGACTTCACCAACTCAGTTAACTGCACATCGGAAACTGATGCGAGAATACCTTTATCAATTGTGCCACCAATACTATACCGCTGAAGCTCATTAAGGATACGGCGATTATCAGGGAAATGTTTTGTAATGACTGCTGCAACCACTTCTTTATCATAAGTTACTCCTTCAGTTTCTAATATATGTTCAACTCTCTTAAAGAATTGTGATGCCATCTTGGCTTTAGAACCATTGGCTTTAAAATCAATAACAGAACATCTGGAATGTATTGCATCCATGATTCTGTTTTTAAAGTTACAGGTAAATATAAAAGAACAATTGATAGAAACTTCTTCTATGATTCCTCTCAAGGCCTTCTGTGCATCTGCGGTTAGATTGTCAGCCTCATCTATAATAACAACTTTCTTACCACCAGAAAAACTCATTGAAGTGGCATAGTTCTTAACATCAACTTGAATAGTAGAGATACCACGGTTATCTGAACCATTGATAACCAAATAATCAATACCGATTTCATCACACATGGCTTTCGCCACGGTAGTTTTACCGATACCCGCAGTACCTGATAATAAGAGATTAGGAACTTCTTTTCTGTTTACATATTCCTGAAATGTCGTTTTCATGGCATCAGGAAGAATACAATCAGCAATTTTATGTGGGCGATACTTTTCCACCCACAATGTGTGTTCTATTAACATTCAAATACCTCATAATATAATAATAAAAAATCACTTGATTTCGTTCAGAATTTCATACAATGATTCAAACTCGGATGCTTCTGTAACTTCATTACGGAAGTTTTGTTTGAATTCTGTCTTAGCAATACGCTTGATAATCTTCTTAGGAATCTTAGAATTTTCATGTGACAAATCTATGATATCTTTGATAGATTCATTCAAGGCTTGTATCTTATTCAGGCAAACAACGATTTCATCAATGTTGCCTTTGAGGTCTTTTAATTGTTCCTCATCAAGTGTACCATAGATTGTATTAATCTTATCAACCATATTAACCTCCGAAAGAAGATAGTTTAACTTCAACAGCAATCCAATAGTCTAAATCAACTTTTGTATTACTAAATGATGCAAGACCTTTAGATGAGATTTCAATATCATAATGACCAGGAATCATTTTGAAATTGTCACGTAAGAATACGGCTTTGAAAGGTTCACCATTACCATCAGCAACTTCAATAGCGTTGGTATGTGATGTTGGATTACCATCTTGTCCGATTGTACAGGTAGTTGCATAGATTTTACCACCATCAGATTCAAAAACAATGTGTTCTGATTCTAGGATGCCAGCAGATTTCATAATTGCTTTGTAGTCTTCTTCAGATAAAGTAAACTCAGCATCTTTAGAAGGTAGTGCCAATGTTTTATCAGGTGCAGCTACGATTAGGTTTTTAGCAGCCTTACGATATTTAATCTTGGATCTGCCAGATTTGAAGATAACATTTTGTTCATCAAATTCTAGTTCTGTTCCATCATTGATAGAGTATACAGACAAGAACTGGTTCAAGTCATAGATACAAAAATTGTCATCAATCTCATCCTGTAATGTGGCTTTTGCCAATACAGTCTTGTTTGTAGACATAGTTGTTAATACTTTACCTTTTTTGAATTCAATGCCTGAATTGATTGAAGCAAAGTTTTTCAACACATTCACGGTATCATTAGATAGTTTCATTATTACTCCATTATAAATTAATCTTTAGTGTATATTGTATCATGTTCATACAAAAACATCAAGCAACAAATTGCATGAGATAGGTGGTTTTTACCGGTCTCAGGATCATTTTGTTCTCCTTCTTTCCAGGCCCAAATATGCCTTTGAGCCGCATCAAAGTACCTACGTTTAGACTCAGGTACTTTAATCCAATTACCAGGTTCATATTTTTGAGCACCAAAAGTTAGAACCTCAACAACTTCTCTTAAAGAGTGTGGTGGAAGTAAACCATATTCTAGTTTACCTCCGTCAAACTTACGACCACCAGTAGTGGCCGTTTGAGATTTTTTGACAACATCAGGATCAAATGATGTATACACCGTCGGACTCATTACATTTCTCCAACGTAATTAGCAACAGATGGCATATCTCCTTTGAAGTGATATGTACCGATATGGTCAGTCTTCATCCATGGACATAGGTGAATTGTACCACCCATCTTACGCCACATTTGACAGAACATATAATCTTCTGATAGGTAACGGTCTGAACCACCACCAGTAATTGAATCAGCAGTATCAATAACAGTATCAAAGAAAGCATGAATGTATCGTGAACCATCAAAGTGTGCTTGGCCAACGTGGTCTGGTTTGTAACGAATCTGTGGATATTCTTTTTCCATGGCAGCAAAGACTCTACGATTAACTAACATAAAGCCTGTACCGATTTCCATAACTTCTAATGGTTCTGTAACAGAAAACTGTGCAGTACCTTTAACTGGATTAAATACGTAATCACCAGTAACTTTTTCAAGTTCTTGTGGTTCAATATTTGGATTCTTTTCTACTGCCTTTTTAACAGATTTCCATTTGATGGCTTTCTTAGGATAAGGACCACCAATAACATCTTTGTCTAATGCCAATAAAGCAATAACATCTCTAGGATCAAAGTGGATATCTGAATCTAGGAATAATAAATGTGTGCAATCTGAACGGTGAATAAATTCATCAACCAAATAGTTTCTTGCTCTTGTAATTAAAGACTCATTGAAAAGAAATGAGAATTTCACTTGTACCCCATATTGCATACAGATAGCTTGTAAATCTAAACAAGCCTTAGCATACAAACCGTGGTTCATACCACCGTACATGGGAGTTGCAATGAATATACTTTTCTTTTGTAGTTCTTCTTTCTTAATTGAAATTTCCATTATCTCTCCAAAATATAAACGAAAAAAGGGAGTCCAACTTAATGAACTCCCTTATCAGATTGCCTGATTAGGCATTGAAACTGAAACCAGCTTGGTAAGCAGCACGAACCATTGCTTTAGTTGGTTTACCAATTCGGTAAGATGCAACTTTAGAACCATCTCCACGACTAACTGTGTTAGTGTAGATTACATGGCCTTCTTTACGAAGTTCTTCAATACGTGCTGACACGTTTTGGATTCCGAAACGAGCACGTGCTTGTGCTACTGTTAAGGTGTTGTAGCCTTCAGATTTGCTCAAGTAGTTGAGGATCTTTGCTTTTGCTGATAATTTAGTCATAATAACTCCTAATAATAAAAAAATAACGAAATCTTGTTTTCACAAGTGTTGTAAGTATAACATAAGTTCTTACATTTGTCAAGCGTCCTACCGGCCAACTTGTGGCAGGTATTTTGCCTTGGTCTCCTCCCAAGTGAGGTGTATCAAGTCATCATAGAATAAGGATTCGTAGGAAACCGTATTCTTTTTCTTTAACATTGATATCCGTCCTTTAGCGTATTTTGTTTTCCACAAATTAGCCAAGGTTTCGGTAGAATTGTCAAACAACTTTACCAAATCTGCATCACCAATTTCTTTTCTTAAATACTCATTCGTATTAGTATATAGTGGAGAAAAATAAATTCCACGTTGATGTTCTGTGCGAATAAGATTCTTAGGTATACCAAGTTTGCTATATGCAAAGTTTAGTGACCTATTCTTATGGTCTCTCTTAAGTGGAAGGCCTTGTTGATTCTTGGCTTCCCACCATTCAAAATATTTTCTAGGATGATTCTCTTTAATCCAATTGAATATCATTCTAGAGGTAGTACGCTTAGGTTCAAATGCAACTGAGCCACTAGAGAATCCCATCTTGTTCCAATGCTCAAGACCATCATATTGAGACAAACCATTAGATTTGGTATTACCATATAAAGAAGTTGTAGTGACGCCAACAAGTGTATCTCCATAGCGTGCCTTCCAATCTTTTTCTACTGTGTCTGATAAACATAATAGTGCAAGTAGTTTGCCACCCATGTAATTATAACCCAACGGCTGCAACGGAACAATTGTAGAACCGATAGCTGTATGATTAATCATATGTTGTTGAGTCTTAACATCTCTAGACCAACCAATTGCATTATCTCTTGGTGTTAAATCTAAGAAGTCGGAACTAATACAAATAACACCGAGGTATTTATCGGTCTTTTCGTCTTCTACTGTATAAAAAAGATTACGACCAATATTAGAATTGTTCTTCATTGTAGATGAGAAAGTCCTGATAGCATTCCAAGTTTCAGCCAAATCACCGTTAGATAATCTAAGTACTGGTTTCAAACATTGGTATTCATCAGGATTCTTAGGCATCCAAAATTTAGATTTAACCTCATCAATCAATTTACGTTGGCCAGGATTTACCATAGAAGGTTCTTCACCCAACATCTCAGTCAAAGCATTAGGTTCATTCATCGGATATCGTTCTTTTACCTCAGACCATTTCTGATACAAAGTATACTCACGTACATCCATCTGAGATGCATAAGTTAAATCCTTGATGAGAGTTTCTTTTAATAACTCTGTATCAATGTGTTCAAAGGTTTCAACGGTATTCTTTTCTGACCATTCTTCCCATTGTTTATCTACATAATCTTTTGGTGTTGCCATTATTGTGTCGCTTGTGCCATCTTTTGTTGTGCTTTCAAATAACGATCCATCATCTTATACATTTTGGTACGTTTCTTAAGACCACTTTGTAATGCTAGTGGTTTTGCTTGTGTAGTATACACTATTCCGTTCATGTGGTCAAGCTCATGTAACCAACATCTTGCACTTATGCCAACATAGTTTGCTTCTTTCCACTCACCATTATAATCTTGGTATTTTACCCAAATCTTTTCAGGTCTAGTAATTCGCAAGGACAGACCAGGATAAGATAAACAAGCTTCTAACATATGTACCTCACCCTCTGTTTTCATCAACACAGGATTAAAGAATGCCACATACTCATCACCAGCACCCATTACAAACATACGATATGGAAATCCACATTGATTGGCAGATAAACCATAACCATTAAATTTCTTACAAGTCTCAACCATTGATGATGCAAAATCAGTTGTATTGATTGGTGAATTATCAAAATCAAACTCTGGTAACACTTGAGCCAATATAGGATCTTTTTCAGGAACCAAATCAAAGGTTTCAATCTTCTCTATTACTTGTGTACCTGTATTGGTATCAATAACAATGGTACCGTCTTTATCAATCACTTCATTCATTTTGCTATCCTACTAAAGTTGTTGTATTTTTCAAACTTAATTACTGACCTAAACTTGTCAAATAATTGGTCGCCTTTATGTGATATAACAAATACATTTGTATCTGCGCCTATCTCATGTATCAATTTCATAAATTCTTCTGTACCAGTTAAGTCAAGACTTGAATCAAATACTTCATCAAGTATCAACAGGTTGGTGTTAGTTGAATTCTTTAACTTGGCAATTTGTCTCCAGGTGAACAATAAGGCCAAGTCAATACGCATCTTTTCTCCTTCGGAGAAATTAGCATAAGAAAACTCATCACGATGCCTACTCTTAATTGTTTCATTGAAGTTCTCATCTATGTTAAAGTTAACAAAGAAATCCATTGCCGTTAAGTACTTGTTAATCAACTTATTCATAATTGGCAAATATTGTTTGATGATTCTAGTTTTGATACCAGTATCTTTTAACAATGTGGCTGCATAATCATAATAGTGTTTATCAACAGAAAGTTTTTCAAGTTGTTGAGAGTAACCAAACAAATCGGATTTTAATGTCAATAACTTGGCATTGATATCACTTAGACTGTCTTTCTTGGTAGTTAACTCTACAATTTCTTTGCTTAACTTTTGATTGTACTTATGTATGGCTGATATGGTAGAAGTATGTTTAACAATCTCATTACTGTGTGCATTGATATGTTTTACCACTTCACCAATTTCGGTCATTCTGTTGTTGAGTTTGTTAATCTCCGCTGTAATTTCTTCAAGACCCTTTTGTTGAGTATTGATTTTATCTTTACGTTCTTTGACTTGAGACTCTTTGAATCCTCCGTCAATTGATTGTCTACAGGTTGGACAGTTGTCATTTTCTTCATAGAACTCAATATCCTTTCTAACTTTTTTAATATTAGATTCTACCTTGGCTTCCAGTTGAAATAATTTCTTATTCTTTTTGGTCACCGACTCATTGTCTGCAATCTTGGACTGCAAAACATTAATATGTTTTTGTATAAGTTTTATATTATTTTCTAAAGAAACCAATTGATTCTCATTTTCGGTTATCTCTAACTTCTTTTTCTCAATCTCGGCTTCACTATGTTTTTTGTTTTCTTCTATGTTGTGTTTCTGTAATTCAATCTTTTCTTCAGTCAAAGAATATGCATATTTGACTTTGGATGATTCTTCTTTAATCTCCGATAACTTATCTTTGACAACACTATTCATGGATGAAAAGATTTGAATATCTAATAAGTCTTCAATAATATTTCTGCGGTCACCAGGAGATAACTGCATAAACGGCACGAAAGAAGCTGAACCAAGGATGACTACTTGCGTAAAGGACTTATAATTTAGTTTGAGAATAAACTTCTCTAAATGTTCCTGGTAGTCTTTTGCTTTCGCATCTTGGTTCACTAAAGCACCGTCACAAAATATTTCAAACGTATTTGGTTTAATACCACGAATTACTTTGTATTCTTTCTTACCAATCTTAAACTCAATCTCAATTACACAGTTTTGGTTATTGATAGAGTTTAATAGTTGTGGCTTGTTAATCTTACGAAATGGTTTACCAAATAGACCGAAACACAAGGCATCTAATATAGTTGACTTGCCGGCACCATTATGTCCAATAATAAGAGTATTAGTAGACTTGGTAAAATTAACTTCCGTAAAAGCATTACCTGTACTCAACAGGTTCTTCCATCTAATCTTTTCAAATAATATCATACTGTATCGGTATTCAATGCTTCTATATAAACTTCTTGTAGGATACCTTTCAACAAGGTATTGTCAATACTATCATCTTGTATAGTATCCA